AGCAGGCATTTGGTGTAAGCGCAGAAGCACTAAACAATCTTGCTGTTGCTGCTGGTATTGACCTATCTTCAAAGATGCTTGACTTCCAAGAAATACTTGATCTAGTTGGCAATTCAGCACAAGAAAATGCTCGGTTAATGAAACTAGCATGGTCTGGAATCGGAGAAGTCGTAGCAACAGGAATCTTTAAAAATATAGAAGACCAGAAAAAAGCAAAAGAGGCAAACCGTTTAGTAAATGCCTCTGCCTTAAAATTAAACACTGGAGATACAAGCGATTCGGCTATTGAGTCGTATGTTAAAAGTGCACTGGAATACAACATTGCAACATATGGCGACCTTGGTGGAGCAGGGCAAACAATAGCGGCATTAGACACCGCTTTTGCTACTGGTGGTTCGCTGTCAAATGTAAGCAAAGAAACACAAGACAAAATTAGAGCATATATAGACGGAATTGGTTTAAGCCCAGCAGGAATTCTTAAGTTAATTGAAGAAAAATCGTACAAAGGCGAAGACGGAACACAGATGTCTGGTCTTGAATGGATAAGTAGCATCGTTCCAGATGTGGCAGAAAAAGCGGCTGGGGTCTTGAACGCAGACGGCACATCAAATGAACAAGCACTCAGAAGATATTTGCTTTCGCAAATGGAAAAAAATCCAAACTTCTTGGCAAACCTTGAAAGTTTTGGCATGGAGTCGCAAAAACTAGGAGAAGATGAAAGAAACAAATTAATGATAAGTGCTTTCAAGGGTGAAGGACAGGGAGTTTATGGAACAAGCAACTACTCGCCAGGTCCGTACACGGGTGGAATGGAAAAAACAACAAATAATTCAGTTGTTGTAAATGTGTCTGGAAATGTTGACCAAAGGTCAATAGATCAAATCAAAACTACAGTGCAAAAAGTTTTGAATGAAGAACGCGAACGAGGAAATTCTGGAATATACACGGGGTTGTTACCATAATGGCTAATACAGTTACAGTCTGGCTCCGCTTAAATCAAGACTTTGATTCATCCGTTGCGTTTAATGATGAGCCTCAAGGCGTAATACCACTGGTTATGCGCATGCGTGGTGACAGCGCTCTTGAAGATGAGGATTTTGTATTCCCATATAATCCAAGAGAATTCAACCTTGGTCAACTATCGGACGAAACCGCGCAAATAGCAAGACCAGCAACTACGCCTATTCTGGCTTTTAAATCACATCGTTTGATGACGGTTAGTTTTACCGCACTCATCGCTCACCCTGGAGATGGTCTAGTTACAAGCGTTGACAAGGAACTTCAAGTTCTTAGGAAATTTGCATCTAGTAGTGACAAAGTTTTTGAGTTGCTTAACTACGATATTTTTACGAATACTCCATACAACTACAGGAACATGTCTGTAGAAAGAAACAGTGGTTTGTTTTTCTCAATAAGCGAAATGACAATCAATGTTATTCGTCGTAATAGGATGAATCTCATCACTCAGGCAAATGTGGAAATTAGTTTGATTGAAAACAGAAATCCAAAGATGAATATTGCCTTCATAACGCCACTTGCTCCAGTGAAAGAAACAGATAAGTGCACTCAAGAAAAATATCGCAAAAACAACAAGGATAAGTGCAAGGCGGCTTCAAAAGCCGCAAAATCAACTACGACTACTTACACGCAGGATTCAGCAACAACCGCGCAATCACTCCTTCAAAGGTCAAGTCCGTGTACATGGATCAATAATGTGCTGACCTGCCGATGATAGACGATAAGACAATAATCATTGAGGCTTTTACCTCAAAGGAAATGCGTCAAATTTCCGCTGCTGTTACATCAATAAGAGTTAGTTATTCTATTGATGGCGCATCTCAGGTAACCGTTGATTTGGTTGATAAGAACATGGAAATGTGGAATAACAACTATTTCATGATTAAGCAAGTCGTTATTTTCAAGGGAGAAAGGTTCATGATCGCCTCAAATGAAATAAGCGCTGGTGATGGTGATTACGCAAAGATCACCATTGAACTTAGAACAGAGGCAGTTCAGTTGATGCGTTTGGACAAAAAACCAGAGGCTTTTAAATCAACAAATGGATTTGACTTTGCAAAAAAAGTAGCCGCTAAGTTTAAACTTGGCTTTATCGGGCAAAACCCTGCTGGTATTAAGAGTTCTACAATAAAACTCAACCAGAGCAAAACCAAAGAATCGGTTTACGATGTTCTTTTGAGGGCGGCAAAAGATTTACAGTATGTCTGTTTTGTGATGGAAGCGTATACAAGCGAGACTAATAAAACTAAAAAACCAACGCTGTTTTTTGGTTCACCTCAATGGTTGCTTGGCAGATGGGGTCTTGAGGAAACACCTGCGTATACATTCCAAAAATATGGTGGCGGAACAGAAACGCGGACGCTTAAGTACATACCACTGAAGTATCCAAATGATGAAAAACTCAATTATTTCTTGACATCTATGCCGAATATGAGAAGGTCAATGGATAGCCCAAAGGAATCAGAAGGGCGTGCATCACTATGGGGTGGCAGTGGTTTTGAAACAGGGACTGGGAATGCATACGATATCCGTCCTGGAATGACTGTTATGATTTATGGTATAAAAACTTTTGAGACTGCGTATCTAGTTACATCAGTTGAATATTCATACGCGGAACCAGAACCAGTCCAGATCGCTTTTGCAACTATTGCTAAAATCGCTCCAGACGATAAGAAAAAAATTGATTCAAAGGCTAACGGTTAAATATGCCACTTTTTGGTGATTCTCTTGATGGAATGCAAAATCCAGACTCAACCGCTATTACTGGCGGTTCATTTTCGTCCATCCATATTGGGGTGGTAACTGGCGTTGCTCCAGCAACACAAACTGGATTTGTAAGAATTCCTGCCTTGAATGCCGATGCCCAACTCGGTCCTTTTAAGTTTGTCCAGCCTTTTACTAATACAGTAACTACTCCAGTAAAACAAACACTAAGTGTTTCAACTGGGGTAGCAGATCCTGGCGTAACCGTGGTAACTGGTGTAAGCCTCTCTGCAACAACAACCGATATAAATGCAACAATTGGAGCGCTTAACCTTCCTTCTGTTGGCGAAAGAGTTCTTGTTGTGTTTCTTGACGATTCACTTGACCAAGGAATAATCGTAGGTAAAATATGAACACCATTCGGATGCCCATTCGTTTCTCAAAGCAAACATCTGCGATGGAGACAATTAACGAAGATTCAGATGAATACTACGCAACGCTTATTGCAAACGCCATTCAAATAGAATCAAAAGAGTTGCCCATATCTACATTTTATGGGGTTAAGGATCCAGTCTTTGACGAACGGCAGACCAATAGGACGATTTCAGAGGCTTCTCGGTATATCCCAGAAGTAACGATAAAAAAAGTAACAACTAAGTTAAATGACGACGGTACTCGCGATATTTCCGTAAGTTTTGAAAGAGGTTAGTAATGACATCACCAAATTTTTCACAGTATATTGACCTAACCGTAAGTGACCTGAATGTCGTTGATATTTACGACGAATCAGTCCAATATGCGCAGACTAATCTCCCAGAATTCAACCCCCGTGTTGGAACTATTGAGAATGCAATCCTTGAGGCTGTTTCATACCAAACTGGCAATATTGTCACTGCAATAAATCGTCTTCCGAACGGATTAATGGAGGGCTTGTTGTCACTGATGGGGTTTAATCGCATTGAGGCAACTCAGGCATCTGGCACGGTAACAATTGAATTGATTATCAACACTGGCTCAACCATCCTTTCTGGAACTGCATTTTCTTTTGATGTCTACGACAGTGAAGGTGTATTGACCCAGTATCTATTTGAAACTGACGAAGACCTTACAATTGCTTCAGGATCAACCACTGGAACTGTTTCTGTTACAGCGTCAGAGGCTTCGCAATATCCAGATATTCCAGTCCCATCTACTTTGACTGTTGTTTCAAGCACGCCTTTTATTTTAAGTGCAACACTTGCAACCCTGTCAACCGTGGGTCAGGATACCGAAACGGATACAGAGTATTTTAATCGCGCCGTTACATATCTTTCATCGCTTAGTAGTGCAATCACAACTGCATCACAGATGACTGGTTATATTGCGGTCAACT